AATGTTTGTTTCTATCGTTTGTGGTATTTGCGATAAGTCTATTAACTTCTTATTTCTATTATAATACTTCTTTGTTTCTGCACCTAATGGTATGTTATCAATATCAGTCCATTCTTCTAATTGTTTTGCTCTGATAGGTTTTTGTCTTTCGTTTCTTACAAAGATTTCATCATCACTTAATATATTAGGTACACCATCTGATCTATCACCTTTGATAATTTGTTCTCTTAAAAACTTAACAGGATCCTCGTTTTCACCTATATAACCTTTTAATAAAGGCGACCATTGATATACATTACCATAATGTTGTAGTTGTACAAAGTCTTTATCACCTGAAACGATTAAATACTTGTCTTCAGTTTGTTGTTTTACTAATGTAGCAATAATATCGTCTGCCTCGGAGTTCTCTACATACATTACTACATATGGAAAGTTATCTCTTACCTCATTCTTAATTTCTGTTATGATATTAAAGATATTATCCCAATCAAATGGGCCGTCTAATCTTGCTTGTTTTCTACTGTACTTGTAATTAGGAAAGAAATCTCTACGCCAAGGATCACCTGCGTCTGAACAAAGTACCATTGTACCATATTCATCTTTAAACTTTACATTAAAACCTCTTAAAGAGTTCAACACCATATGACGTATCATATCCTTATTAGGTTTAACATCACCTTTGCCACGTACTTGTGCCATAAGGTTTGATATTAAAACTTGATTAAGGTCTACGAGTATCATTTAATTCTTTTATAGTTTTTCTTATTGCCTCTGGTACGTTTTTGTATGGATCGTTTTTAGTTCGTAAAGATTTAGTACCTATGTATAACGCAATTGTAAAACCAATTACTGTTAATGTAGTTCCTAATAAACCTAATGCTAGTCCGTAAGTAAGTGTCATAAGTATTTCTTTTTATACCATTTGTAAAATGCTTTATCTTCAAAGTATTCTGCAATGTGATTAGCAGGAACCTGATCGCTACGAATACAATCTGCTATAGATTGATATTCTTTTTTAGAGATAGTTACTCCAATGTCTTTCTTTGTAGATTTTGCCATTTGATTTTGCTTTTAATTGTGATTTTAAAATTTTAATTCTAAACTTATTACCGTCTATTGTAGTATTCATCCAACCACAATCTTCTGGTTCAAATATTTTTTTAAAAAACTTATTTGTATTTTCTAATGCCTTAATTTCGTTTTGTATTTCTGATTTACTTGCCATATTTACTCCAAGATTTGTCTAGTACATAATACCAAACACCGTTAATCAAAGGTTCTATAATTGCGTCTGCACCTGCTAATGCCCATTCAGCACCTGTTATTAATCTATTACAAGTCATAGCAATTAGTATGTGTCCTAATGTATAAATGAAAGCACGACCAATACTAGTACCGATCATACTTTTTAAAGTTCTATAAATTCCGTTTCTAAATTCTGTCATAGTGTGGTGGGGGCGCCGAAGCGCCCCTATTAATTATGCACCGTAAGCAGTATTACCGAATAATGCTTTTTGACCAGCAGCGATAACTGCTTTTGAAGGCGTACCGACTCTGTAAGAAACACCTTTAGATGTTTTATTTGTGTAAATCATAACACCTTGGTTTCTTAATTTACCAATCATTGAAGTTGGTGATCTAAGATCAAATTTTTGTCTTAGTGTTTTCCAAGTGATTTCTGCACCTGAATTTAAAAGGTTTAATACCTTTTGTGTTTTAGATATTTTAGCTCTTGCCATTTTATCTTCTCCTTTATTATTAAATAAAAATTTAAACATTTGTTTAAACTCCTTTCACGTTAACTATTTTACAACCTGTGAAGGCGATTGCATTTGCAATTCTGTTAGTCATCTAAATTACCATCTGGTTCAAAGAAACCTGCTGTATCATTTAGATCCTTTAATTCGTCTTTAATATTTGTACTAATAGGTTTTGATTTTATAGTTACATCTTCTATTACTTTTGAATAATCAATCTTTGCTGATAATGTACCATTTCTATTAGTCTTTAAATCTACCATTTTATCACTCAATTTTTGAGCAGGATGTTGTAATCCAAAATCTCTATAAATCATACCACGCATTACATCAACTAATAGTGCTAAGTCTTTTGTAAACTGCGGTTGATTAGTTTTCATTGCTAAATCTACAAAGTTCTTTAACAAGTTCATACTAATATCATCTACTGCCGTTTCAACAAAGTTTTTAGTTTGTTGTTTCTGAATTTCTTTGGCAAGTTTATCACCCATTTTTCTACGTTGTTCATCAAGTTCTCGTGTTCTTTGATTTACAATTCTCTCGGTAGGAAAATGTATTATCTTTTCATCTTCACTCACTAATAATCTCACCTTTAAAATTCACTTTCCCTTGTTCAACAAAATATTCAACAAGTTGATTATAACCACCGACTAATTTATCATCAATCTTTATTTGTGGCATTGTTCTTACTTTTTTACCTACGTGTTCGATTAACTTATCTACATCACCATTAAAATCTTTTTCAAAACTTTTTTCTTCGTAACTAAGGCCAAGATTTGTTACAAGGTTCTTGGCCTTGGTACAATATACACAGTTATTTTTACTGTAAATTACTATCTTTGTCATCTGTATTTCCTAACACTTTATCATAAGCGATTTGTGCTTTTGACTTTATGTTGTAAGCGTCAACCGCTTCTTCTATTGTATAGTTATACATCTTGTTAAACTCACCCATTGGAAGTCTTAAACCGATCCAAGCACGATAGTAGTTATTTTTTGTAAGTGTTACATCTTGTGCAAACACCTCATAACCTCTAACTGGTGTATCTTTGATTACATTGACTAAAGTAGATTCAACCTCACTTACTACAGTTTTAGTTTGTGATTTACCTAATTCTGTAATAAACTGTTTAGATTGTTTATTCATCTCACCTTTGATAATGTCGGCAAGTTCTGCTTTAGCAATCATCTTTGCCTTTTCAATAGATAGATTTAAGTCAGGCGACACCGAAGTACCTACACCGTAGATACAAACTTTATCTTTATCTTTACCAAAGATTGCCTTATCGCAAGCCTTTGATTCAGTAATATCTGCCATATACCAACTTGGTACAGTATCAACAACATTACCACCAGACTCTTTTTTGATTTTGTATGTACCAGCACAATTAGTTAGAAATAGTCCTAACATTAAAACTGATAATACTTTTACTTGTTTCATCATATATTATTTTACCTCACTCCTTATATTATATACTATTTCTTGTACTTTGTCAAGCGTTATTTGAATATAGTTCAAAATGTCATTAAAACCAATGTCCGTTTGAGTTACAATTATAGCAATTAGAGCGATAATGATTAGATTTTTAATCATTTTACCTCCCATTCACCGTTCACTTTTAAACACGTCTTTCCGAACGACTTAAAAACGTGGTTTGGTCTACTGTAAAATCTACAGTATTCTGGTGTAGCAACATCACGGTAATAAAACTGAGCAAACAATTCCCAATAACTAGGTCCTGTTGCTGTTTTTCTACCATCACTACACTCCAAAACTTCTTCTTTAACAATGGTATTTTCACTTTGTTTAATTATAACTTTAACAAAGCAATATTGACCATCTACTTTTTTAGGTTCAATAGTTGTAATCTTATCGTAATATACTTTACTATCTGCCTTTTCCATTTTATCTAATATGTCTATAACTTTATCACCAGTTGAAACCTTTTCAATCGGTACAGTTACACCAGATAAATCGTGGTTGTCTGCTAGTGATTCTGCATATCTTTGAAATGATAATATAGCAAAAAATATAATTGCAAATAATATAATCTTACTGATTTTTGACATACTTACCTTTTAATAAAAAATCTTTTTCAACCCAACGACCGTCTGGCATTTGACAAGCAGTACCAAAGATTGTATTTCTATTGACACCACCAACACCAAGTAAAGGCCATTGATTAGTTATATCAATTGTTGCGTCATACTCTTTGCACTTAATAGGGCCTTCAATATATGACTTCGTAACTTTTATTATACCAGAGTTACCTGTCTTTTGATTATACCAGTTTGTGTAACTAGAACCACTAGGACCATTGTTTAAATGATCTACAAAAACTGCTTGGTGTACATCATAATCTGAATTGTACATAACTTCAGCACCTACAAAAGCACCGCCTACAGCACAAGTAGCAATTACAGCAGGATGACTTGCACCTAATTCTACGCAAGTTGCTGTTGTTGTAGTTGCACCTAACACAGCACCGACTTGTGATCTGTTAGCAGCACAATTAGTTATTAATAAACTAATTGTTAAAATCCATATTATTTTCACGTATCTCATCACAAATTTTTTGTTGGTTTTTAGTTAATATAACATAATGTTCAGCAGTATTATCTACTACAAATTTATTAAAATTCTTTTCCTGCCAGAAAGTATGTCCTCTGGCAGAAATTGGTCTGATTAAAGTTGTGCCGTCATTTGCACTTGTTAAATGAAAGTCGGCCATTAATTAATACCTAACATTGATTTAAGTTTATTCCAGTTGTCTGCATTTTGTTTCTTTGCCTGTTCCCAACCAGCCTTTTGAAACTCTTTAGTTTCGTTCCATTCTTTGACAATATAATTCTTTACTTTCTGATCCATTGTAACTTCTTCACTCTTAGCAATTGCCATAGTCATTAATGTAATTATGGTAATCAACATCATTGTTCTCATACTATATTTTTCTCCCCATAGTTTTGAAGTCCTTAGCGTCAACGATCATATAAGGACCTTTGTTATATGCCACACTAATTGTTTTGCCAGCAGGAATTTGTGTAGCGTAAACTCTCTTTGCTGTACTACCACCGATATTATTACTGCACGGTATAGAATCTCTTACTTTTAAATGACTCAAATCTAATTCACCTGGTTTTGATTTAGGATTTGGTTTTTGAAATGTACAAACCTCTTCAAAGGTAGTTTTGATACCTTTTGAAATTAACCAGTTGTAATGGTCAAGTCGAGCTTTGTACAAATCTTTTTTAGTTGTCATTAATAATCTCTAAGTGATTTAGGTTCTGATTCTGCTCTCTTTTCTGCGTAAGTTTTACCGAAGAAAGAAACATAAAAAGCATCTCTAGGATTTTCTGTTTCATACAAAGCAAGTAATTTATCAAACTTAACATCAACATATTCGTAATATTCAGGATGTTTCTTTTTTAGTTCAATGTGGTCATAAAAGAATTGAATACGATTTTTGTAAATATCGTTTTCTTTATCTTCTAATGTTTCTTTTTTAGATAAAGCAATATCTTTATCTTTAGCAGCGTAAAACTCTTTAAATAAAAGTTCTTTTGAGTATTTAAATGACATATATTTGTCCTTTCATAGTTTTTGTTAGTTTATTCATTAATTGTATCATAAAACACGCTATTTGTCAAGTCTTAAAAAATGACGTAAAATAACGATTTTTTACGTTCTAGGACGCAACCAGGTACGCCAGGATTAGCGATTCGTATTAAATACGTGGTATACATCATCTATTTTTTTCTAGTTTTAGTTGTATTAAACTTGTTCTTAATATCATTAATAAATGACCCTAATGTTAAGGTTAGATATAAGTAAATCTCACCTGCATAAGTTATTGCTATTGCTGACATTATTATCACAAGCATTAAAATAAACATTTCCATATTATTTTCCTTCTGCCTCCATTTGTAAAGCAATGTCTATATCTGATTGTACTTTTGCCCACTTATCAAACTCATCTACCTCTTTTTGAAGTTTATCTCTAAAGGTAATTAAGTCATCTTTAGCGTCTGCTACTTTACCATCATCTATTTTATCAATTGCTAAATTTAATATATCAATTGTTGCGATTGTTTCTATCATAGTTTTCTCCTTTGTTAAATTCCTTCATTTGCTGTATATGGATTTTTAATAACTTCTTCAGCACTTGAATCAAGTTCTACATATCCTTCTTCTTTTGCATAAGGATCTGATAAATCATAAACCACTTTAGCAACATATTCTGTATCACCACTATCTGAATAATTAGCGTCAACCATATAAGTTTCAACACCATCTTTTGTTTCAGTAATCTCGTGGTTAATTTGTGAGTGGTCAATACCACATTCACTAAATTTTAAATCTGCCTCGTCTTTATCGTTTGCTAATACTTCTTGTTCAATCACAAGTGTATAATAAGTTTTCTTTCTGTATAGGTTTTTACCTATATCTTCTTTAAAGTAACTTATGTTTGTATCAATTGCCATAGTTTAGTCCTCCTTAATTATTTGTTATCTTCACTACTCATTAATAAAACAATATAGTGAATTGCTTTTAGCAAGTCTTTTCTATTCTTGCCTTGTTTCTTACCGTATCTACATAGATACTTAATTGCATTTGCCTGGCAGAAATCTTTATCAATGCCTAATTGTCTTAGCATATCTTGTACTTGAAAACCATCTTTAGTGGTACTGTAATGTTCACCATAAGTTGATTTTATATAATCTGAAATTTCTTTTATTATTTTATCTTCATTATATTTCATTTACTTCCTCTTTCATTAAATAGTTTACTTCTTTTCTTAATTCTCTAATACCCATTTTACTAAAATTCATAAATCTTGGTCTAATACCGTTTACAGATTTAAATTCGTCCCATATATAATCAATTAAATTTTGTCTTACTAAATCTCTTAATGTAAAAATACCATATTCAATCCAGTGTTTTTCATCTTCTATCATTAAACTTGTCCAGTTACCAGTAGTATTTCTATTTTCTTCATTATACTTACGAGC